TTATGAAGCTGGCCGCAGCCAATCCCTCAACCGTAGCCGCTGCCCCCGGCGCGTTTGTTCAAGGCATCAAGGATAATCCGGCCTATGCGGGTGGCGCCGCCCTCGGCATGGCAATCCCTCTCCCCCACGAAGGCGGCTTCGGCGCCGGGCAGTGGCGCGATGTGCGTGCGATCAAGCCCATTGCCCACCCAGCATGGCCCGAACTCAACATGGAGCAGCTAGACGCCCACAAAGCCGCCTTCACCGACCTGATGGCGCAGGCACTAGCCCACCCCGAGGGGCCGAAACGCAACGACCTCCTCGACGCTGCCCTCAACAAGAAGAGGGAAATCTCTATCAACGAGATGATTGGGAGTGCCCAAGCACCCAACGGCAGCGTGGCCACCCTCAAGACCTTCATGGGCGATGAACACTACATCCGCACCCCCAAGGGCTGGGAGCGCCTAGGTGGCATCCCCGGTGTAGACATCCAAGTGCGGAAGCCCTCTGCCGTAGATGCCCTCCACACCAAGATCGAAGACGCCCTCAAGACTAGGGACAATGACAAAGCATTCAAACTCATGCAGCATGCTGAGGCCCTAGGTTATCCCTTCGTCCCAGACCGCCCCGACTGGGCCAACGGTGCTCACCCTGACGCCGTAGAAGCGCAAATCAAACAGATCGCCAAGGACCAAGTAGCAGCGGCCCTCAAGACCGGGGACATGAAACAAGGCTGGAGAGTAGAGGACAAGGGCAAGGTGCTCGAAGATATGCCCTCCACTATGCGCGAACTCTTCCTCCCCGGCCACGACATCAAATCCCCCGACTGGCGCCAAGAGATCACCGCCCGCTTCTCCGCCCTCCCCAACAAGGACCAAGAGGCATTCCTCAAAGCCTACTCCCATTGGGGCTTCGGCATTGGCACCCAGCGCAAAACTGGACTCATGGGTGACCTCCTCAACATCTACCGCAGCAACTACGGGCGCCCCTAATGGCATGGGACACCGCAGCCGAGCGTGAACTCTGGCAAGATATTTGCTACAAGGAGTTCTACTGGTTCGTCCGAGTAGCCTTCGGCATCGACCAGCAAGCAGAGCGGTGGCACAAGGGCAAGACCGGGAAGCCCCATTGGTTCACCCCCCGCATCCACAAGCCCATGTGCGAGTGGTTCCAAGAGCACGCCCTCCACTGGCTCGCCACCCGCGAAGCCATGTACCTCGTCCCCCTCGTACCCCGCTTCTTCGGCAAGACCACAATCTTCACCCAAGCGGGCCAACTCTGGCTCCACATCCACGACCCCGAAGTGAGTACCTACACTGGAAGTGAGAACTCCACCCGGGCCTCCGAGTTCGTTGAGCCACTCAAGAAGATCATCAGCGGTGACGAACCCGAAGCATGGTTCACCTACCTCTTCGGCAACTGGTACGACAAGAACCGCGAGTGGCGCAAGGACGGCACCACCCACGGCGCCCGCAAGAACGTGAGTAACAAGAACCCCTCCTTCGGTGTGTGGGGCGTGGAGCGCGGCCTCACGGGCATGCACCCCGACGCAGGCATCCTCGATGACCCCACCTCCTACGAGGCCATGGGACTCCACTCCGAGTGGTTCAAGGTTGTGAATGACCACATCGCATCCCTCACCCCCGTGTTCGGTGACACCTCCTTCTTCATGATGCCCGGCACCCGCTACGGTGATGGTGACCACTTCGGGTACTACCTCCGTAAGTTCGGCATCAAGACCCTCACAGGCATGAGCATGCCGGACCTAGCCCCCCGAGAGGGCGGTCGCTACCACGTGTACTACCTCCAAGCTAGGGACCACGAAGGCATCCCCATCTATCCTGAGCGCGCCAGTGAGAAGTTCCTCTCCGACTACGAAGCCGACAACAACCTTCGTTACTACGCCCAGATGATGAATGACCCGGCCTCTAGCGAGTTCAACCCATTCACCCGCGCCCAATCACAACAGGTATGGTGCTCCCCCAAAGATGTCCCCAAGAACATCCGTGTGAGCATCCACCTCGACACTGCGTTCAAAAGCCCTAACCGCCAAGCCCGAGGGGATGAAAGTGTGCTCCAGTGGTGGGGCCACTCGCGGGATGGGAGTGGCGATGTGTACTATTTGGGCGGCAAGGGCTCCAATATCTGGCGCATGGAGGACTTCCTCCGCGAACTAGTCATTGTGATCCAGCAGCAGAAAGCCCTAGGACGCCGGGTGTTCGCTATCACCGATGAGACTGAACCCGGAGGCAAGACAGGAGTGTGGGAATATGCTATCCGCACTGCATGTCACGCTAAGGGAATCGCTATGCCAGTGTTCTTCCCCCTCAACCGTGCCGGGAAGCAGAAGGTTGGGCGCATTATCACTGCTGCCTCTTACTGGACCGATGGGTATGTTCGCCTTGTGGACAATGCTATGGGTGCCGAGCGCCTTGTGGATCAGATGGTTCGTATCGGCAATAGTGCCCACGACGATTGGGCCGATGCTGCGGCCGATGTCTTCAACCCCAGTGTCTACACCCCCGCAGGTAAGATTGGGATGGTGCAGGAGGAGGCCCCTCCCTACCAGCCCGGCGATGAGGTATTGAAGGGCTGGCCCACCAATCCCCAAGCCCTCAAACTGTATGATAGAGTCCATTCGGATACCGAGCGAGGGCCGTATGAGCCTGTGTAGTATACTTCTATTGGGGCGTATAGTGCTCAGACGCCTCCCTGAGTCTCCTCTGGAGCGCCGTGTCCCTCCCATGGCGACTATCGCCCCTCCTTTCGAGAGGCCAACAAAATGGTGGTCGTAGATGTCGAAATCAAGCTACCCGTCACGAAGAAAGAAGACTGGAAGGCCGCGCGTGAAGGCAAACTCGGCCTCAGCATCGCCTGTGTCTATGACACCACAGACGACCGGATGTACTTCTACGACGAGCACACCCTTTCTGACCTCATTCATCATCTTGAAACCGCCGATCTTGTTGTCTCCTACAACGGCCAAGCCTTTGACCTTCCCCTCTTGGAAGGTATGGTGGGAAGACCTCTCGACATACGACGACACTGTGACGTTCTCCAAGAAATCTGGTGCGCCCTCAACGGCAGGTACAAAGGCTACAAACTGGATGAAGTGGCTATACGAACGCTTGGGTATGGTAAGACGGGTTCAGGTGATCATGCCCCAACACTCTTTGCGGCCGGACGAATTGCCGAACTCGTCCAGTATTGTTCCGATGACGTGTATCTCACCTATGTACTTTACGAGCACATCAGGGCCAATGGCGCAATCGTGGACATGGACGGGAACCTGCTCCCGATGGAGTTATAACTAATGCCCACCCTCTCCATTGTGACTCCCACCTGCGGCCGCGACACCCTCTGGCGCGTGATTACTCAGACTACCAATCAAATGGGCCCCGACGATGAACAACTTATCATCCTCGATGGCCCTATGGCTGGCCTCCGCGAGTGGCTGGACGATCTAGCACGGCGCGACGCACGCATCAAGATTCTTGAGACTCCCCGCACTAATAGTTTCGGCAATGCTCAACGCGACCTAGCCCTTCAACATGCTGCTAAGGACTTCATTCTCTTCCTAGACGATGATGACATGCTCACCGCAGGCGCCCTCGACCGCGCCAAGCGGCGCCTCACCACCCCAATGCCCCATATGTTTCGTCTCCGCGAGAGGGTAGAGGTATTGGGCGGTAAGCAAGCAATCTCCCTCACCCCCAATCTTCGCGGCTCCATGATGGTTGTACCCAACGTCCCAGACCTGCCCAAGTGGGATACCACCATCAACGGCCGCACAGCCTCTCAAGCAGAGTTCACCTTCATGGAGGATGTGGCCCACAAGTTCGGGGGGCAGTCTAATATCGTATGGTGTGACGACATTATCCACTTTGTACCCGGCCCTAGCCGAGGAATGAGACCAAGTGAGTAACCCCAGCATGGACAAACCCACTGGCGGGCCGATTGGCGAGGACGTTCTCGACTTCGTGATGAAGCGGTTTCGCCACTCGCAGAAGTACCATCAGTCCTACCATATGCAAACCCGGCAGGACTATGACCTGTTTCGTGGTATCTACAGCGGCAACCAAGCCTCGTTCCGCAACAACGTCCACATCCCCTACATCTTTAGCATCATCGAGAAGGACGTAGCCACTAAGACCCAAGTGAGTTTCGGCACCTACCCAGTGCTGGACTTTGTGGGCTATGGCCCCGATGATGCCGCGAATGCGAAGAACAACGCGGTGCTCATCAGCGCCCAGATGGACGATTGCGACAGTTACACCAAGGCCACAGACTTCCACCTCAGTGCCGACATCTACGGTACTGCCATCGCCCGAGTGGGCTGGAAGCAGGAGGTCTGCAAGGACAAGTGGCGCATCATCGACCCCACCACGAACCGCGAAGTCATCCACGAGGGTGACGTTACCCGCTTCGACGGCCCCAACTGGGATGTGGTAGACCTCCTCGACTTCTTCCCCCAGCCACTCAAGAAGCGCATCTCCGACATGAAGTGGGTATGTCACCGCTACTACATGGAGTTTGATGACATCAAGCGCATGGGCGACTACGGCACCGATAAGGGCGGCTACGACAAGGGGGCTGTGCGCCGCCTTGAGATGAGCCTCATGTCGGGGGACACAGAGCGTGGCATGGTAGAGCGCCTCAACGTCTACCGCTCGGGGAGTGAGATGTCCACACGGGCGGGTGAGAAGTACGCCAAGCCCGTGGAGATTATCGAATACTGGGGCGAGGTGCCCGATGAGTTCGCCTCCGATGGCGTGTACCACCGCCAGATCATTGTAGCGAATGGCGTGGTAGTACTGAAGAACAGCTTTAACCCCTTCTGGAAGAAGGAGAAGCCGTTCCTCTCCTACCACCCGCAGCCCGACCCCCATTACTTTGCAGGGATCGGCAAGGTTGAGGTGCTTCGCAAGCTCCAGATCACGGCGAACCGCCTCGCCAACCAGAAGCTCGACCTGATGGACCTAATCATCAACCCGCCCATCGGCGTGTCAAGTCAGGCCAGCTTCAACAAGGAGAATCTCTTCCTTCGTCCCGGCCGAATCATCGAGGTTGAAGGCGGCACAGGGGACGACAACTTCCGCCCGATTCCTTTCGACATGCGCGGCGCCCAGATGGCCTACAACGAAATCGAGTACCTCTGGGGAATGATGCAGCGTGCCGGTGGATCGAGCGATGATGTGCTTGGGGTGGGTGGTGGCGGAGGCCGTGAGACCGCTCGTGGGGTGATTGCCCGGCAGTCCAACGTACTGGGGCGGGTGAACTTCGAGGCCATGCTTATGGAGAAGGAGTTCCTCGAACCGCTCGGTAACTGGTTCCGGGCCCTCAACCGGCAGTTCCTCAAGGTCCCACAGGAGTTGAAGGTGCTGGGCTCTGCCCTCACCACGAACCAGATCACCGGGCTCCCTATGAAGCCCGAACCCACCATGATTACCCTCGCCGACATCAACCCCGATTATAGGGCGAGGGCCATTGGTGCTAGCACCATGATTAACAAGGAGATGAAGCGGCAGGACCTTCTTGCTGCAATGCAGGCGTTTAGCGCCAATCCCGCACTCCTCCGCATCATGAACTGGTACGCCTTCGGACGGCAGGTTCTCACAGGGCTCGACTTCACCAATGTGAACGAACTCTTCGTCCAGAACCAAGTCCCAGCAGTCAACCAAACCGAGGATGGTGGCGGCATGGGTGGAGGGCTAGCAAACAGCCTCTCGCCGGGCGCTACCAACCTTGAGCAACTGAACCCCGGAGTCCTCGGTGGGCAAGGGCCCGCCGCCATCCCGGGCCTAACGTAGGAGGATAAGTGGCAGAAGGCAAACTCTCATTCGAGCAGATTCGATTCCTCACCGGCATGATCGAGGGGCCCGGTTGGCGCGAAGTGGCGCTCCCCCTCATCAAGACGCGTTACCAGACCATCGCCAACACAATCCTAGACCACAACACCGATGACCGCACTGGCCAGTTCCTCAAGGGCCGCGCTGCCGAACTCGACTTCATTGTGGGCATCTGGGAGAAGCTCATCAAGGAAGCAATCGCAAGTCAGGCCGAGAAGTCCAGCACCCCACAGGAACAGCCCAGTGCGGTAGCCGACCCCTACGCTCCCGAGGCTAACCCAGCGGCTACTGCTCCCCCCGAGAGTGCAGCTTAACACTGTGGTATCATATAGATGTTGCCCATTTGGGCACGGTAGGACAACCCTAACGACAGGAACACACTAATGCCCCCGGAGACAACCTCCCAGTTCACCCACCCAGACCTTGCAGCGGCCAACCCGCCTGTGGTCGAAACCCCTGCCCCCGAAGCCACCCCTGCGGTGGAGCGGCGCCTTCTTGCTGGTAAATACACCAGCACCGAGGAATTGGAGAAGGGCTACCAGAATAGCACCACAGAGTTTCTCCGCGTTAAAGCCGAGAATGATGCTCGGGCTACTAGAATCGCGGACCTTGAATCGCAGCTTGCCGGACGGGCCAACCCCGCCGAACAGCGCGCCGAGAGGCAGAACGATCCCTTCAAAATCCTTGAGGACTACGGCCTTCCGGTCGCGGAACTCAGGGCGGCATCTCGCGCTGAGGCGCGGGAGGAGTTCCTTTCCATGCTGAAGCCTATTGCTGAGGCGCAGAATGCGCGTTCCGCAGTGGCGTCACAGTTTAAGGACTTTGAAGCGTTCGAGAGGCAGAGTGGTGAGTTTCTGGCCGCTAACCCCGAAATCAACGACAGCTATCAGCGAATGCTCGCGGTCGATGCGAAGGGTGCGCTCCGTTATGCGTACTTCGAGTATCAGACTATGCTAGGGCCCCAAGGGGCTCCGGCTAGCGCCAGTGGCGCAGAGCAGGCGGCTGCACGGTTGGCTGCACAGGTCCCCAATGGGGGCGGTGGAGCACGAACTGTGGCACAGGTAAGCGCAGATGCAGAAGCCATGGAAGCCGCGATTCAAAAAGCGCGGACCTTCGGTGACACCTCTGACATGCGGGCCCTGTGGCTCGGCGACCTCGTACCAAAGGACATGAGACCCTAGCAATAAATGCAGGGTGATCTCTAATGGCATTCCCTAATCAGTTTTGGTTCACCTACTCTCTTGGCCCGACTGGCGCATCGGGTATCAAGGACGACCTTCTTAACTTCATCACCATGGTCGATCCTTTCGATACCCCCTTCATCAGTTCGGCACCCAAGACCACGATTACCAATACGTGGCACTTCTGGATCACCGCTGCACTCGCGGCCACTGCAACTGGTGGCGCAAAGAGTGGCGATGACTTCGCCGCAAGTGCGCTCACCCCGCGCGTTCGGTTGGAGAACTACTGCCAAATCTTCCGCAAGGACATCGCGCTGGAAGATCGGCTTCAGGTAGTTAATCCGGTTGGTGTTCCCAACGAGTACACCGCTCAGGTTGAATGGGCGATGCGCGAGTTGGCGCGTAATGCTGAAACCCGCGCTCTGTGGCCCATTACGGGCGGCAGTGCAACGGGTGACAGTTCCACTGCTCCGATCATGAAGACGATTGCCGACTTCCTCACGGCAACGAGCACCTGCGTGACCGCCTCTGGCGTAATCACCACGGCGCTCATCAACTCCATGATGGAACTGAATTACACGAACGGCGGAAACGCCGACACGATGTACGTTTCTCCGGGCGTCAAGGCGGACTTCTCTGCTCAAATGGGCACCGGAAACACTCGTAACATCGCTGCGGCGGACAAGCGGTTCATTGCGAACGTGGATGTTTACGAGAGCGACTTCGGCATCCTTGCGGTCATTCCTGACCGTTGGATGGTCCAGAGCACGTCTCTCACCGCGTCCGCTAACGTGTTCCTGCTTGAGCGTGCAAAGGCTCGTGTTGGATTCCTCCGACCCTTCCGGCACACGCCGATTGGGAAGGGTGGCGATGCGACCCGTGGATACATCCTCGGGGACCTCACCATTGAAATCCTCCACCCGTCAGCGCACATTCGCGCGAGCGGCCTCACCACGTAGTACAACTCCTAGGGGAGGGGCCTTCGGGCCCCTCCAATAGGTTAACGAGGTATCATGATCTTCCGGTACAAGAACTTCTCCCCCGAGGGCCCACCGCCTCCGATGGATGACAGTGATAGTGGTGGTAGTGGTGGCGGTGGACATCTTGACCTACCCGGCACGGGCGGCGCCAGTGGTTCAGGAGTGCGTAAGAAGGGCAGCGACGAAGGAAAACGCCCCGGAGACGATGGGATCATGCCGTTGGACTCCCCGCCCAACAACACCGTGTGGGGGCAACTCGTCGTCTCTCAGGCTTTGGGGTACAACCCGCTCGAAGGCACCGGGCGCAACATGGATGGGAGTTATAACACTGAGGATTCGATCCCCAAGGATGGTGTAGAGGCGCAGGGCGATAATAACTTCGCTTCTGCGGCTAACGCTCTCTCCTTCGCTCCAGTGCAGGACAAACTCAAGAACCCGCCCCCGAAGGGTGGTAATGATCCCTACGCAGGGAAGGGCTCGTTCTAATGTTCTACGTATCGAAAGGGCCTGATAGGCTCGCAGATGAGATTTGCGAACCCGAGACGCTCGTGAAGGCCGTACCCCGCTTTGGGCCACGGTTCGACGCGATTCAGGAAATGCAGCGTGAGGCAGAAGAGGACTTCGCACAGGGTGGACGGCTGGGGGGTAATGACCCCAACTTCCGCCTTGTGGCCAGCATCCCCGACACCCTGCTTGGCCGTCTCACCGACCCCGAGTGCCCAGCCTTCATTCCCTATTTTTTAGAGAACAAGAAGGTCTTCTTCAGGTGGCTTGATCGTCACCCCGAATATCAAACCTATAGACGCCGGAGGCAAGGATAGTATGGAGGTCTTCACACTGCTGCCCAAGGAATACCACGCTTCGTATTACTACCGCATTGGTGTTCCGCTCTTCACGATGCAGGAAATGGGATTGGGAGTCCTGCCCCTCGTGGATGACATGACTGTAGAAATCAGCAACCAGTCCCGCCTACGCTGCATCACCAGTAGTGACATCAACCTGTTCTACCAGCCTGTGGGCGAGCACCTCGTGAAGAATATGAATATCACGAAGAGTTGGAAGGCCCTCCGCAATAAGCACCGCAATATGGAGTGGCAATGGCCCCCGCTCTTTGTCCTCGACACCGATGATGACCTCTTCAATGTTCACCCCTTCAACGAGGCGTTCCGCACGATGGGAACGCGGGACCACGAGGGAAATGAAATCCCCATCGACCCCGAACACCCGTGGGTCCTCGGTACTGAGATCAATGGGCAGAAGGTTGAGATGTACCGAGATGGGAAGGATGGCTTTAGCCTTGAGGCTAATCGTGCCACTATCGCGCGCTACAAGGAGATTGTGGAGAACGCCACCGCAGTAACTTGTTCCACTCTCGGAACGCAGGCATACATCCACCGCGAGACCTCCCAACGTAATACCCATGTGTTCCCCAACTCTATCCGCTTCGACCACTACACCAAGGTAGACCTTGCCGAGCACCCGAACGAAGTTCGCATCCTCTGGCAGGGCAGCCCCACCCACTACGAAGACTGGTATCCCCTTCGCTACGCCCTTTCGAGCGTCGCAAAGAAGTACCCGCACGCGAAGTTCATTATCTTTGGTGAGATGTACAACTGGGTGATGCAGTTTGTCCCGGCCTCTCAGGTAGAGCACATCAAGTGGGTGCCCTATGGCCAGTACAAGCTACGCCTCGGCACCATCGGCCATGACATCAGCCTCGCGCCCCTCAAGGACACGCGGTTCAACCTCTCGCGGTCGGCTATCAAGTTCTACGAAAGTAGCTCCATCTACCGCCCCGCTGCTACTCTCGCACAGAACACTGGCGTGTACGCGGCTGAGGTGATCGACAACGAGACTGGGCTACTCTTTAACACCCCTGAGGAGTTCGAGCAAAAGCTCTGCACCCTCATCGAAGATGCTACCCTCCGCAAGAACCTCGCTTCCAACGCCCGTGACTGGGTAGTTGATAACCGCGACGCCTTCAAAACTGTGCCGAAGCTCCATGAGTTCTACCTCAAGCTGAAGGAAGAGCAGAAGGCTTCTTCGCCCCACGCTACTCCTGATGAAGAGGCCGAGAATGAGCGCCTCATGAAAGAACAGGAAGCGGCAGAGACGGCAGAAGCGGCAGCGGTTGCTGAAGCCACAGACGCGCTTCCTGTACTCGCCGCCGCAGGCGACGTAGAAACCTATCCAAAGGCATAATCAATGAGCCTTTTTCAACAAAGCGGCATGACCTTCGCCCTCGGCCAAGCACGAGTGGCGGAGATCGCCGACTCCAGCGGTGATGCCGACCAACTCACTAAGGCAGGCTATGCAATCCAAGCCGCCCTTGAGTATTGGAACAACCGCTACAACTGGAACTACCTCCGCAACATCGGCCTAGGGATCGCAATCATCGCGCCCTACACCGTAGTATCCGCCACAACCACCGACAGTACCACCGTTACCTCTGCGGCCCTCTTTGGTGATGGCACCACAGTGGTGCGTGTGGGCGACATTGTGAGCGGCACCGGCATCATTGCAGAAACCACCGTTGTCACTGTAACCGACACCTCCCACATCACCCTCTCCCGAGCGGCCACCGCTACAGGAGCCGCTACACTGACCTTCGGGCGCTCTGACTACGCGCTCCCCGCCGACTTCAAGCAGATGTACACCGCTCGCACAGTAGTGTCGCCTAGGAAGCTGTTCCCGCTTAACGCCAACCTCTACGACGCAATCTCATCCACCCAGACTATTACTGGGCTTCCCGAAGCCTACAGTCTCTTCCCACAGGGCGGTGTGGGTAAGATTCGCCTCTACCCCCCACCCTCCACTGCCGATACCCTCATCATTAAATATCAGCGGCGCATGACCATTCCCACCACAGGGAGTGAAACTCTCGACATCCCACAGGACTACGAGTTCTCCCTTCTCGCGCTAGCGAAGGGCCTCTACCTCGCCGACAAGGGCGGCAATGAAGTCCGCCAAGCCTTCTGGACAAAGTTTGGTGAAGCAGGACTCTCTAGTGCCCGTGCAGTGGATCGTGCCAACCCTGATGAGGACCTTGCCTTCCAGCCCGCCCAAAGCCTTCAAACTGGGTGGAACCCCAATAGCTTGGCACAGAACTCGCTAGACCCGTGGAGTTTCTAACTTGGCCCGTGTACGTGAGAACTTCAATGGCGGGCTAGTAACCGCTAGAAACCCGGCCGACCTCCAGCCGGGCGAGATGCAGCAGACCGATGAGGCCGTGTACTTCCCCAACGATGATGGGCTCCATCGTTCTCCCAAGCGCACCACCGATAGCACTGGCAACCTTGGCGCAGCCGTCACCGGGCTAGTCTACTGTCCCTTCGACACTGTGAAGGTGCAGTGCATTGTCACAGCCTCTAGCACCACCGTAATCCCCAGCACCCTCTCCACAACTGGTTGTGCTACCACAAATGGTAGCCCCATTGTCACAACTACTGGGTCGTTCTTCGGTATCAAGGTGGGGGCCTCAGTAGTGAGTGGCACTAACCTCACTGTGGGCGCCACAGTAATCAGCATCCAAGGCCCAGACCGAATCACCCTCTCGACGCCCGCTTCTGGCACTGGCAGTAGCCTCACAGTGGTATTCAACTCAGAAGACTTCGATGGCGTGAGTGCGGGGGCAGTGGTGCAAATCTACCCACTCACCCCAGATGGCACCCCCATCTCCTCCGAATTGCTAACTGTGCTACCGCGTGGCACCACAGTAACCACCAAGAACAGCCGGATCAGCCTCACCCTCTCGGCGGCAGCTACCATCACCACGGGTATCACCCTCATCTTTGCGGCCGATACCCTCCTCGTGGCGCAGGCCAATGCCCTCTATCAAAAGGCCGTCCTCACCCCCACGAGAGGTGCGACGACTTACTCAACCATTGAGGCGGTGACGGCTGGCACCACGCTAGAGAGCGTATTCCAGAACAACCAGAACTTCCTCCTCAATGGTGCCAACGACAACAGGGCGCTCCAGAGTGATGGCACCACCATTCCCCACGGGCTCCAGCCTGTAACTGCCGCCCCCACAATCACCACCACTACTGGTGCGTGGGCGCTCGCGCGAGGTACGGGGTTCTACGGCTTCTGGACCACAGAATACGACAAGGTGAATGACATCGAGAGCGACTTTATCGGCGACATCGCCACCTACAATGTCTCCTCCACCAGCACCACAATCCCTATCATCACTCGTCCTGCGCGTGTGAACCCCACCGCCACCCATTGGCGTGTGTACCGTTCTGACAAGTTCGACGCCACCACCCAACAAGGTGCTGACAAGGAGAAAACCTCCAAGTATCCCTACGGCGTGAAGATTGGGGAACTCGAACTCCGAGAGGATAACACCCAAATCTCCATCACCGATGGCGGCGGCGCCACTAGTAGCACGGCCGTGGCCCCCACGAGCGGCTCGGGTGGGCTTGGTTCCTACGATGCCTTGTGGGTAAACGATGGTACTAGCAATCCCCCAACCCAAGCGACTGGCGCAGTGGATGCGACCTTTGCTAGCGTAACTGGCAGTAGCACTGCCGCCGTGCGAGCGCGCCTTGAACTCGTGAATATCGACTTCGCAGGTGCAGCCACTCCTATCGCAGACAACGCGGCAATTAGTGGAATCACAGTCAGTGTGAAGGGCAAAGCTACTGACGCTGGCGCTAATACCATTGGTGGTTATTTGCGCGTGGGTCTCGGTGTAACTGGGCAGCCGTGGACAGTGCGCTCCTATAGGGTACAGAAGCTCACCCCCGCAAACACCGCCTACACTCTCGGCGGCACGAGCGACCTTTGGGGCAAGCCCGCAGGCGGCTGGACTAAAGGCGACTTCGCCACTGGTAAGTTCAGTGTGTTCCTCATCGCAGAACTCCCGGCCCACACCACACTCTCCACCGCCGACAAGGTATTCCTCGATGGTGTGACCGTGAGTGTGACCTTCGGAGTTACGCAAGGCGGTACTGCTGGCACCCTTGGAAAAGACAAGGCCCCGGCCTTCGACTATCCAAGCGTGGTTATCACGCCCTTTGGCATCACCATCGCCACCGGCCGCAACGGTCCCCCGCCCCGCGCCTCTACTGGGGACGTATTCCAAGACTCCCTACTCTTCAACGATGTAACTGATGCCACCGTTGCACGCTATAGCTTCCCGCTGGCGCCCCACAGTTGGCCTAGGGAATACTTCCTCAAGTTCCCCAAGGATCAGGGCAACATCTCCATGATCCGTACAGTAGGCAACATCGCCATCATCGCCCAACAGTCCCAGATGCACCGTGCCAACTACCTGCCGCGCAACAGCGACGCCGAGTTCGCGCGTGGCCGTGCTGTTGAGACCTTCGAGGTGAACCATGGTGTAGCTGGCCCACGAGCGGGTTGCTTGTTCAGTCTCCCCGATGGCGCCCAACGCTTCATCTACGGCAACCGCTTCGGAGTGTTCATTACCGAGGGGTATCGCACCCACCCCGCCTGCCCCGACCTCGATTGGGAAGCCCTAGTATCACAGGACAACGTGAGCAAGCTCCAGTTTGTGAACAACCCGGAGCTACAGTGCGTGGAAGTGTACTTCGTCCCAGTGGATGCCTTCACCACAACTTACCCCACGCGCGTACTCTATCTCTCCTACGCTCCGCGCCACCTCAAGAACGGGGCGCTCAAGGCATGCGGCCCTATCACCTACACCGCCGGTAGTAGCACCTTGGCATCCCTCTCGAACGGCAATCGTCTCATCTTCACAGGCACTACGAGCGGCACCTTCGGTGTACAGTATGAGAACACTCGGCAGGGCATGAATGACCCGGTGCTCAAGACGCGTCGCCTATTCCTCGCGGGTTTTGGTAACGAGTGGAACCTCAAGAGTTCCTACGTCAATATCACCACGAGGGATTATGAGGCTGCATCGCCCGGCACCATTACCGCACGCCCCGATGTCCACAAGACTGGAGCCGCTCTCCGTACTGGCACACCCAAGCAACTTGCTCTACCTACGCACCCGGGGCTTGGCCAGAGCTTCCCAAAGCAGCCCTATACCCTTAAGTTCGGCACCGCCGACCTCGGCGAGGGGCTGGACCTAGTAGTTCAAACCGCCTTCACTACGGGAGTGAATGACCGCCTCTCCATTGACTATGGGGTGCTTGAGGGTGAGGACTTCGGGGCGGAGGACGCCAAGTAATGAAGAACTTCGCGGGCGGCATCAATCCAGCACTCTTTGACGACATGCTCCTGCGCCGCTTCGCGCAGGTGGTCAAGGACTACATGGATGAGACGCAGAGCGCCCTTGCCAATAGCATTGGGCCGGGCAATTCCCCCACTGCTATTGGGGGCGACCTCACTAGTCACCACATCCTCTCCGACCTCACAAACTACGACGACCATCCTCAGTATTTGTACCTTTCAGGGCGCGCTGGTGGACAGGTCCTAACATCTGCTGATAGTAGCGCCGGAGTCCCCGCACTACAATTTAACACGCTTACGGCTGGAAGCTCTGAGATTGCACTTCGTGTTCACCAACCAAGTGCCAATCCAATAGCGTGGTCTGTAAGTGCAGATGGTTCGTCACAACAGCATGGTAGCCTGCTAGTTTCATCGCCTACTGGGCTAGTTTCTACGCTCTATAGCGATAGTACTCTGGTACACAACGACAATCCCGGCCCAGCCGTCTATACTTCATCTGCCGACACGTTCACAAACATCGCCACTAGCTTTAATTTTAAAGCTACTGCGGGCGGTACAACCATCTTCCAGATGGGGCTCGGTGCGGGTTCGGGTACGCTTACTGGGCTCGGGGCGGACATCAATCTCAACGCCTCGGGGGGTAATAGTCCGCACCTCAAAATCAGCAATGTGTCGGGCAGTGCTGCCGCCATCCCTGTAAAGGTCATTGCCCATGCTACGCAAAGCGGCGACCTTCAGGAGTTCCTTGCTTCAGACGGCACCACCAAGCTCAGTTACTTTGATAGTTCTGGTGCCTTCAATGGTGCAGTTGTTGGCATATTCACTGGCAATATCCTTGAGACGCAGATCACCAACGGTGCCCTGCTTGCGCGCGTAGCAGACAACGAAACTATCACTGGCAGTTGGACCTATGGTACTGGCAGCGATCCTCCAGTAAGTGGCACAACCTTCTGGGTAGATAATAGCGGTAGTTACACGGCTGGACTTGGCCTTATTCTCGCCACAGCAGGTGAATCTTTCAAGACCTCTCTCCAGCGCGAGCCCGGGGTTGCAGTGGCCGATAATGTGGTGTTCTTTCCTGCATCGGCAGATGTGGTGCTCGTTGGATCGGTAGAAGTCGCCACACTCTCCAACAAAACACTTGATAACTCAAATATATTTAACAGCACCAATGCCACAAATGGCGCAAAGTTTCAAGATACTACCACAGCAAGCAAAAAACTGCGTGTTGTCCTGTCTGGTTCGGTAGGGAATAATGCCTTTACAATTGCTAATACTGCGGCACGCACCTATACTTTTGGCAATGACACTGGCACCGTCGATCTTATTGTCGCTCCTACCTCAGCTACCACAGATAAGACTGGCCAGACGGCCTCAATCGGTGCAACCACCGCCTACACCACTGTCCACGCAGGCCGCTACCGTGTGAGTGCCTATGCCGTATTCACAGCAGTAACAGTGCCCGGCAACCTCACGATGACTGCCCTATGGACCGACCCACAACAGGCACAAACAGGCGCAATTAACAGCGGCATTGCCTACACAGCGGTCGGTAGCTATGAGACTGGCAGTATCGAAATCTACTCAACTTCGGGCAGCACTATCCAATTCAGCACCACCCTCACCGGCACCGGCACCTACAACATCTACGTGCGGGTACAAAGCCTTACGTAGCATGCTATACTCAGTACGAAAGGACCTCTAATGGCTGAAACCCCTACTCCCGCAACCGCTGGGCTATCCCTCGCCGCCCTACTGGGCAGTGGGGCCTTTGCCGCCCTTCTCCCCCTCCTCGGTTCCCTCTTCCAAGGTGGGGACCCGCGTGCCAAGCTCATCGCCCAGATGCTCCAACTCCTGTCGCCCCAAAGCATTGGGCAGCGCACCAACGACCTATTCAGTCAGTACCAGCAATCCCCTGCCGCAGGCGCCAACGCCGTGCTCGCCAGTAATGCTGGCAACGCTGCCCAGATGTCTGCGGCTTCCAGTGGTGCCGGTGCGGGCATAACCTCAGGGTTGGATGTCCTCTCCCGAGCGGCTGCCGCTGGCGTTGGGGGCCGCACCCTAGCCCAGATCAACTCCGACCAATACACCAAGTCTCGTCAGGACGCCATCCAAAGCATCCTCGCAGGCGTACAGGGCATGGGTTCTGTAGGCCCCAGCCCCAACTACGCTGCCCAGTTCGGTGGCGCAGGACTCCAATTCTTCGGTCCCCTCCTCGCCGAATACCTCCGTAAGGGCAAGACCGCCCCGGGCACTACTGGTGCCAGTACAGGTGGAGGTTGGGGTGGTGGTAGTGGTGGTAATGTGAATACCTCGATCTACGACCCGCTCGGGGGGATGAAGCTCTAATGCCTATCGCCTACCAGCCGATCAATCCAATCAGCCTCGAAGGCTCCATGACCGAGGCATCGAGCGCCCAATCGTCTCTCGATGCGCTGCTCAAGCAGCTTACTGAGCAGTCTGCCGCACAGCAGGCCGCTGCCGCAGCGGCAGGGCAGAATCTCCAAACGGCATCTGCTGCTCCCGTTCCCACAGTCGATCCACTCTCTAGTGGGATTGAGAAACTCTTCGGCAACCTCGCCAGCGCGGTGTCGCAGAACCCCACCTATGGGACGCAAGCACAAGAGAGCGTAGCAACGCAGAATGCCAACCTCGCGCAACGGCGCCTTGACCACCTGAAGACCATGGAATCGCAGTACACCCAGATGGCGGAGGCCGCGCGCCAGAGCGGCAATGCGCTGCAAGAGATGAAGATGAACGAGGCCATCAACAAGGTCCACACCGCACAGGAGAAGGTCCTCAAACTCCAGCAGGAGAACTCCGAAAACTCCCGCGTGAACGCTGTGCAGGCTGCGGAGAACAACCGCACCGAATACCGTGGCAAGATCGACCTTGGTGTGGCACTCATCAACGCGAAGAACCGCCTTTCCGCCTCCTTGAAGGAGGGCTTCGATGAGGCCGGGTTTATGAAGCCCGACTTCTACGTAGTGCAGCAGAACAAACTCAAGGCCGCGAGCAACAACCCCAAGATGGACAAGGACAAGATTCGCTCCGACCAACTTGAGAACAACGCCTTCCGCCTCACCACCGAGAAGTCTCCCAAGCAGATGCTCCAGCGGCTCCTCGGCCTTCGTGATCCGGCCGACGCCAACAAGTACCTACTCTCCGGCCAGCCGATCCGTTCGCGCGGGACTCTCGGGATGGAGGGGCCGAAGGGCGCACCGATTCCCGCGAACGAGCAGGCTACAGCACGTATCGCTGCTGACCAGTTGAACCACTGGTTCAGCGAGGCCGAACTCGAAGCGTTCATGGCCTCGCCCGCAGGGAAGCGATACTTCCCCGACGCCTCTTACCAGTCTCCAGCCACAGCAGTTCAAGCCCCACGAGGTAAGTAGTGCCAATCGTTTTCAACGATGAAGCACCAAAGGCCAAGGGCGGAATCACATTCGCCACAGCACCAAACGCCGATGCGGCGTCTCCTCCGACTATTCCGGGGCCCTATGGCTTCCCCCTACAAGCCCCTAACCCGGCCGACCCACAGGGACCGGAGCACGCAATCTCCGACTACCGGGGCCACGTAGCCACGCAGGCTGAGATGGTGGCGGGCGCTATGTTCCCTGCTTCGCTGGTGGGCGAAGCCGTCCCCGCAGCCGCAGCCGCGAACGCTGCCCTCAACGCGGGAGCTACCGGACTGGCTGGTGGGCTAGTCAGGGGCGAAGACGTGCCCGCCACCCTCAAACGCGCAGGCACCTACGCCGCAGGCGGCGCTGCCATTGGCACCGCCCTCTCGGGGCTGGGGGCTGGTGTCCGCCTAGTGAAGGGTCTCTTTAACCCGGGCAACGTCCGCACCATTGACGACATCCTCGCGGCCATCCCGGGCGCTGGGGAGATGCCCGATGCCATCGCAGCCACCAACCGCGAGGCCGTGCGAGATGCTGCCCGCAAAGCCTACCGCATGGTGATCCCTGAGGGCCAAGTCGCAGACGATGTTGGGCCTAAGGTCTTCGACACCGCCAAGAAATCAGCGCGGCGTGCGGCCTCCATCGCCACAAAGGGTCTCCAGACCTATGGCGGCACCGACCCTGTGGCCATGAACTACGTGGTACAGGACGCGCTACGACAGGCCAGCCTCGCTCCCGGCCCCGCCAAGACTGGCGCCCTCAAGGGCATCTACCAGTTCTACTCCACCGTACTCCGCGACACGGGCAGCACCCTTCGCAAGGACCCGATGTTCGGCCCGGTGGGCGCCCAGATCGCAGACCTCATGGAGCGCGGCAACATGGCCGCAGCCCTCCACGAGGGCGAGGGCGAAGAGTTTCTCTTCGGGCTCTACAAGGGCCTCAGTGACAAAGAGCGCCACAATCTCACACTGGCCTCCGAGAGGCTGGCCACGCCCATTAACGATGCCGTCGCCTCCCGTGTCACAGAGTGGCATAACTATGCACACTCTCAATATCTCCAGCTTGCTCAGAAGGGCGTGAGAGAGCAGGACGTAGCCCTGACACTGCGCTTCAACGCCCTACCTGATGCAGAGCGCAACGCTGTGAGGGGCGCCTTCGCCAACCCGGGTGACCTCACCAACGTGAGCGACGAGGCCCAAAAGACCCTCGGCGCCATCAAGGGCGCAGACGGCCGCTTCCGTGGCGACGCCATTATGGTGCCGCTCCGCGAGAAGTCCTCCTACGTCCCCCACTTCATCAACCCCGCCCTCCTCAAGCGCCTCTACCTTGTGGGTAGTGACGAGCGCAACACCGCCCTCTTCAAAATCATCGAGCAGGGACAAGCGACGAACAAGAAGGAAGCTAGCGACGTGCTCGACAAGATTCTGGACAAGAGCCAGTTCTTCTCGCCCGCCGAAGTCCGCACGCCCTTCCAGTTCAGCCGCGAACTCGACCTCGGCCTCCCCTACGAAACCGACCCCAAGAAGTGGATGCCTCTCTACGCCCACTACAACAGCCGCCGTCTAGCACAGGCCGCAGTGTTTGGTGGAGAGGACGAGGTATTCCAGACCCTCAAGGGACAACTTGGCCAGACCGCACCCGGGGGCGCCGAGCGGCTGGACAAGATTTGGCGCGCCTACATCGGCCGTCCCAAGGTTGATCCCGCACTCGGCAGCTTCAGCCGTGCAGCCTCCAATCTTGCGACCGTGGCTTTCCTCGGCCCCAAGACCACACTCCTCCAGTTCATGTCCCTCAGCAATACCGCTGCGGCTTATGGGGTGCGTAACACGCTCGTGGGCGTGGCCTCGGCCCTCGCATCGCCGACCACGCGAGCGATGGTACGGGAGAGTGGTGCTACACTGGCGGGGATGCGCCATATCTTCGACGTGGAAGGGCCGGATAAGTGGGCGCTTGGTTGGGTGAAGACCATGGGGATTGAGGGTACAGACCGGATGACACGAATTGCGTCGGCGGTTGCGGGGTTGACGAAGGCTTCACAAGTGGCGAAGCGGTACGCTGCCTACATGACGAAGGGGCCGCTGAGTGCTTGGGAGAGGGGGCGGGCGGGGGAGCTTGAGCGCGTGATTACACGGTTGGGGCTCGACCCCACCGCACTAGTGGAACAGGGTGGGAAACTCACTGAGGAGCAGGCACGCAATGCGCTACTTATGGGTGGGGAGAAGATTCAGTTTGCCAGCAGGGCTATTGACCTGCCGGAGTTCAAGAGCACGAACTGGGGCAAGTGGATTTACAAGTTCAAGACATGGAGCATCCAGCAGGCGAAGTTCATTGATGACTACGTAATAAAGGAGGCACAGCGGCCTTGGCCTCATGGAAACCTCAAACCCGCTGCGCGGTATCTGTTGGCACTCGGTGTTGGAACGGAAGCCTCCCACAGCGTTCTTGATTTGCTCGCAGGGCGCACCCCTGATGGAAACCGTGACAACATGCAGCGTGTGCGTGATATGCTCTACGCAGGTGCCCTAGGGGCATGGGGCGATATGACTAACGCCATGGCAGGTGGGGATAGTGGGCAGGCAGCGAAGCAGATCATTGGGCCGGGTGCAAGCTCGATCCTAGAGTTTGGTGCCGATGTGGCGAAGGTAGCAAGTCAAGATATGACCGTCCCTGAGTTCATGCTGAAGCGCACCCCAACGGCGGTTCAGAATACCGTCAAGGCCATCCAGAACCAATAATGCTCCAACTCCTACCCATTCCATATCAGCTTACACCCGGCGACATTTGGACCATCGTGACCCTCATTGGGATCGGTGGAGCATGGATGAACATTTCGGTGCGGTTGAAGGTCATTGAGGCACTGCTGACTTCACAAACATTTCTCACGCGCGTTGAGGCTGTTGCACTTACGGAGGCTTCCGACAACGTGCATGAGACAATCAACGACAGATTGGCCACGCTGGAGTCCACGATCCTCGGCAGGCACAAGAAGGATAGTGTATAATGACGGTAGATGCTAACCTCACGCAGATCATCCTCGCAGTAATCACTGGGCTCCCTACCGTTCTCGCCGTCATCTTCGCGGCCCGTAAGCAGCGCCAACAGGCCGCCACCATCGCGGACACCCAATCCCAAGAGCGTAAGGATGTAGCTGCAACACAACTCGTCGCAGCAGACAGCTTGGCCACTCAGGTAGATCAGGTTCATAACATGGCCAACGACAGACTCACAAAGGCACTTGATCGGATTGAAGCCCTTCAACTGCAAGTAGAACGCCTCTCAAACCCGACAGGAAGTGCTGCATCGAAGCCCTAAGATACGAACTCGACAAATTGGTGGGCGCCGTTAACCGGCTGGCGCGGTCACTAGAAGCACAATCTCAGCCGACTAATGGGGGATCACTCAATCAGATTGAGATGGACCTCCACACCATCATCCAGAAAGTAGATAACATGGCCAACGAACTCAAGAATCTTCAGGACGCTGTTGCGGCTGAGAACACCGTCATCGACTCGGCCGAGGTTCTCCTCAAGGGCCTCAAGGACGCGCTCGACGCTGCGATTGCTTCGGGCAATCCGGCAGCGATTCAGGCGGTTTCGGATTCCATTGGTGCCAAGTCTGCGGAGCTTTCGGCCGCAGTGGTTGCCAACACCCCGTCCCAGCCGTAGTTCACTTGTCGCGGGTGTAGGGGCTTCGGCCCCTACACTTCGACGCTCTCAAAGGAAGCTAATTGCCTAAGTTCAAAGTAATGCTAGTAGCCTTGATGCTGTTGGTTCCAGCACTAGCGCTAGCCAGTTCAGTCCCTTGCCCGTGCCACAAGCATACAAGCACCACCCACTCGAAGGGGGCAGTTCCTTGCCCGCCCACGAAGACGGTGTATGTTGAGGTTCCGGCGAGGCCAGAGCCCTTCCATCTCGAAGATGGCTTTGGCGTGACTGCGGGATTCCGGTTCGATCAGGTTCTCCCCACGCCCGTCGCGGAGAGCAAGCACGTCGATCCGTTCTTCATTGGGTTGGAGTACAGGGCACCACTCTCCGAGCGGTTTGATGTGTTCGGTAACCTAGACCGTGACTTCGTGCAGGCGCCTAACTGGAACGCTCGTGTTGGAGTGTCGTACAAGCTCCTCAAGGATCGGTACTAATGCCGTTGCTCACAATCATCGGCGCCCTAATTGTTGTAGGGGTGCTATTGTGGCTTGTTAACTCCTTCATCCCGATGGATGCGAAGATTAAGAATGTCCTCAACATCGTTGTTATCATTGTTGTAGTGCTGTGGCTACTCAATGTCTTCGGTGTCATGGGCAGCCTCAACGCAGTCCATGTGGGAAGGTTGGGTAACTAATGATGAAATGGATGCACGCACTTCAGGTGGGGTTTGAGATTCTCGCAGACCTCGAAGCGGTTGTGGCCGGGCAGCAGGCCGAGTTCAAGTTTGTTTGGCAGGGCCGCACCTTCACCGTTACCGCAGACCCCCTCACCAAGTAGGTCTATTCCATGCTGCCAGCCCAGTGGTCCACCATCAAGCGGTTTCGTTCCCAAGAGTTCGATGACCCCACGATGAGTGGCTCTGGGCAGCACATGGAATACAGCATTGTCAAGCTACTCGACTCTCTCCGAGAGGCCGTAGGCACCCCAATTCATATCGCTAGTGGCTACCGTACCCCAGAGCACAACGCTTCGGTAGGCGGCGTAGAACACAGCGCCCACATGACGGGGCATGCCGCAGACATCTCCACTACCTCACTCCAGCAGGCCATCACCCTCGCAGCCTTCGCCTGTATGCTCGGCGCTCGGCGCGTAGGTGTTGACCTGAAAGGACACTTCGTGCATATCGACACCAGCCCCTACAACCCATCTCCCTCCGTGTGGTTCTACAATGCAACCTAAAGACCTGATGAAGTGGGTGCTTGGAGGGCTCGCCGCACTGGGGCTGACTATTGGTGGGATGATGTTCTCCGCACAGCAGGCGCAGAGTACCACTGTTCTCTATGTTTCGGTGTCGGGGGGTGGAGATGGTTCTGATGCCTCACACCCTATGACGCTCGCGCAGGCAAATGCTGCCGCTGCGCCCGATACGCGCATAATCGTGGCAGCAGGCACCTACGCGGTGTTCCCATGGCCCGCCACCTCTGGCACCGCGTCTAACCGAATTATCTATATCGGCGCTGATAGCAGCGCTACTGGAACAATGTTTGCTGATCCGTCATTTCAATCTAGTCCAGCATTTAACTACACCACAGTACGTAACTTCAGACGTAATGGTAGTTTGACGTTCTACCACAGTGGTTCTAGCATATCTATTGGCGATACGCTTGATACATTTCGGGTTACGGGGGCACTCCATCTTTTTGATTGGGGAAGTATTACTGTTCCCAGCGCGGCTACGCATGGGCTAATTGGCTATAATACTGGCGGCAGATGTGTTACGACAGGAAATTATGCGTCTGCTAGCACACGCCTGGCAACCAATCTCGCAGACTTGACTTTTAGAGGCGAAAGTAGAGATGATGCGTATTCCGCATGGATATATCTCAATACGGATTCTAACTTATACCCCAACATAGTCAATATGGAGCGCGTCCGCTTCTTCTTCTATCACAAAGCCACCACCATCGAAAATTATATCCAGTCTGCCTACAGCATTCAAAATTCAACACGGACAGATGTGGGCATTTTTGTTACTTACGAAGGTTCAGCAAGATGTATGTACCAATTCCGCAGCTATTCAGGACACAACACGTTTATACGTGATACGTTACAAGTAACAGGAGGAGGACCGGGCACACAGCTACAACTTTGGCTTCAAGTTACCGGAACAGGTGGAGAACTTGGATACGATACATATCGAGACTGTGTGTTCCAAAATCTTACAACTGGTGGAGAATTTTCTGTAGAGAAGCCCGTGCCGGGATACATGCGATTCTATGGCTGCACCTTCGAGACTACCAATACTAACCGCCCAGCATTCTACTTTGATCCTACGGCCGGTGGGCCGGGCAATGACTGGCTCTTCGACCACTGTACCTTCTTCAGTAAGTATTCGGGTGGAGCGTTTGTCATCCCCTCGGGGGTAGGTAACCTCTTCACCCTAACGAGCAATATGTACTACGTAGGTAGTGCGAGCGTTCCAGCCCTCAACGCCGCTGCCCTTACCGCCGCCGACAAGGCCCGGCTCTACACCGACTTCAACCTCTACGGTTCGTGGTGGAGCAGCCTCCCTAGTAGCGATCCTAATTGGATTCCGGGAAACCGTAGCATCTACCTTGGCGGCACTACCTACGCCCGCCCCGGACCGGGCGACGCGAGCGGCTGGACAAGCGCCACCCGTGACCTACATAGTGGTGTGGTTGGCCCGGGTGACTATGATCCCCCCGGCGTAGCTCTTGTTCCGTCTACACAGTGGGGCGCACCGAGCTTCACCGATAGTACCTACACCGCAACCTTCGACGCCCGCCCCACACAGCCCACGGCCCTTGACGTACGGAACTTCAACGGGTTCCAAACCCACGTTGGCGTGAGCCGACCAATCGCCGATGGCATCCGTCCCGATGATGTGCAGAACCTCGGTGTTGAAGCTGTGAACATGGGGAGCATCACGGTGAACTGGAGTGCTACGGGAGACGACAGCCTCTCGAAGTCGGCAGCCCAGCAGATCATCTACGTCTCCACCGCCAACATCACCGAACTCAACTACTCCGCCGCAACAGCATTCTCTGTGCCGGGGCTTGCTCTACCGCTCTCGTCGCAGCGATATGTAATCAAGGGCCTCGATCCCTCCACCTTCTACTACGTGGCGATGAAGACCTTCGATGAAGGTGGAAATGCAAGTGCGCTCAGTAACGTAGTGACTGCCACCACGCTATCAAGCGCACCCTGCCCCACCTGTCCTAGCGAAGACCGCTAGCCACGCCCCCGCTTGAGAATGCGCTTTGCCTCACACTCGGGGCAGGCGCATTCCGGCACTAGTTCATCCAACAAATTCCACGCATCCTGAATAGTGGTCGTATAGGCGAGCGAGCGGCTGAACCTGTCGTCCACCCCACTGGCCTCCTCTAACACCTCTCGGAGGGTACGGATTAGTCTCGCTTCGTTATCCGTCATAGTCCTCCATACTTCCCCAGTTACTTCCAGTCTTGATATTCACCGGCACCATGAACCCCGGCGCCACCTCGGGGAACTCCTGCTCCATTACTCGCTTGAGGGCGCCTGCGCCTGCTGCGACCAACGTGGCCGGTACTTCGGCGAGCACAGAGTCATGTACAACTGTAAGGAGCGCCCCACCGATTTCGCCAAGCGCCGCCTCCAAGGGCGTGAGGACCCGCCAGAGAACATCTGCGGCGGTAGATTGAGGGAGAAAGTCAATGGCGGCGGGAGCATCTTCTGCTCCCCGGAGGAAGTACCTTCGCCGTCCGAAAGGATTGGTGAGATAGTAATTTGCAGCAACATCGTTGACCACCTTCTGGCGCCACTCCCACAGCCTAGGATAGGCGCGGGCTAGCGCGTTTTGGAGTTCCTTCGCCTCTGCTTCAGTGATGTCGAATCCCTTCTGCCGAAGAACCTGAACCAGCTTACGCGGTCCAGCACCGTAGAGCGTGCCGTACATGACGTTCTTCGCGCGTGTGCGATCACAGTTCAGAAGCTCCATCGTCCTACTGTGAAGGTCGCCCTTGAGCGCCTCAAGCATCCCCTCATCTCCCGAGAGGCTGGCAGCTACCCGTAGCTCGATCTGAGAGTAATCGGCTTCCAGTAGAACCATGTCCGAACGATGGGGCACATAAATACGACGCGCCTCTTGGGGGATGTTCTGCGGGTTCGGATCACGCCCAGTAATACGGCCAGTCCCCGCCATTCCTTTTCCGAACCCATCATCGGTGTCCTTGCTTCCCGGTAGATACCCCGGATGCACACAACCATCGTCCCCCAAGGGGTTCTCAGCATAGGTACTCCTCATCTTGGCCGCAGCCCTGAAGTCAAGTAGACTCTGGATTAGGGCACGACGCTCGGGGTGGGCACGCTGTAGGTCCTTCAGGGCCCCCACGTCCGTGGTCACAGTACCGTACTTCCCGTACTGGGGCGGTAGTCCGAGCGTGCCGTAGAGGTACTTTGCAAGCTGCGCTGGGCTGGCTGGGTTCACTGCCCCAGTCTCCCGCGACCACGCGCTAAGGGCCGCATCTTCCTTTGCCTTGAGTTCCTCTAGCCACACGGGGCGCAGCTTCTCGTCCACTCGGATGCCTCGGCGCGTCATGCCAATCAGCACCCGCACGGCTGGCATGATGGTGCCCTCGAAGAGTTCTAGCTGACCTGTCTCTCTGAGTTCTCCACGCAGCGTGCGATAGAGTTCAAGAGTTGCGCTAGCGTCAAAGGCGTTGTACTTCGGAGGGTCACTGTCACCGAGGTGCTTCCAACGTGGTCTATCGAGATAGAGACTGGCAACTGCATTGAGTCCCTTATAGAGATCGGGCTGGAGCATCTGGGCGGCGAGCATGGTGTCCCAAATGGGGTCTGCGATCCTGAGGCCGTACCCATCTTCGAGCTTGTTGAGGTCGAAGGAGATGTTGTGGGCGACTTTGACGGCTCCGGGGCGCTCCAGAATCGCACGCGCTGCCAGATGCCCATACTGCCACGGTGCTGTCCATGTTGCGTCGGGTCCTGCAAATCCAATCCTCCCAATTACCTTGTGGTCCGGCCACTCCGTTTCAATGTCGAACGCCACCGCATCGGGGTTGGCGAACACAATCGCTGCCGTGCCGTAGTGCTGGCGGTAGGGCATCAGCGTGCCCTTGAGCGCCCTCTCGGCGCGCAGCAGGTCAGCCTGTAGGGCAGGCAGGTTGGTGAACCCGCTTCTCATCACGCCTGCGGGGTGCAGCGTAGGGAGGATAACCTCTACGGACTGTGGGATGACAGGAGCGGATGATTGCTTACATCGCACTGTGCGGGGGTCGCCTTTCTTGTACTTGCCCACCCGCGACGTTTTGTAGACCGTTTGGACTTCGATGGTGTGAGCGAGAGGGAGGGCTTCGTTGGGGGATACAACATATCCCCTCCAAGCGTTAACTCCTCCCACAAGTCCTGCGAATCGCCAGATCGCGGCCCCTCCGAGTAAGAGCGCCACACGGCCCTTGAACGCTCCAACTGCCTCATCGAAGCGCGTCCAGTACGCTTCGTATTGCGCTTGCGTCGGGTTGCCGTCCGCCCCTTCCGGCCACTCCCCGATGGTGTTGACGATGTAGCACGCTTCACGCTTGATGCCTGCTTTCTTTGCTAGGGCCCAAAAGAGCCTGCCACTGCCCCCCACGAGCGGGCGATCAGCCTGTAGCTCCTCGCGGCCGGGAGCCATAGGCACGATGAGTAGGGGTGAGTTGGGGTTACCATCTACCATAGAGGACACTAACAGCACCTCCCACACTTACCGCAGCCGGGACAGGGGATTGGGTTTGCACCAAAGCATTGTGGGCAGCGGTGTAGCTTGTTACACAAGTCGAACCAACGACACTCAACCCATTCCACCATACTACTCAAGAGGCTCCTCCTTGGGCCAAGGGCGCCCATCTGCAAACGTCTGTGCTCCAATCCCAACTTCTCTAAGTCCTTTACCAATAGCACCAAGAACTACACGCGCTTCATCTTCTCTTCCTGCATATAGCGCCGAAGTAGGAATGAATATGTGGCGCTTCATTCGCACCTTATTCGGCACATCTAACTCTATGTAGAACTCAAGGCCATCCCTATATGTGGGACCCCACCAGCCGAGCAACGTGATTGCTTTATGGTCCACTAGGGCTTCCAATCGTCGGGGGCAAGAGTGATCGGATACACATATGGAGCCCACGAGTAATCATCTGCTTCTTCACACTCTTTGATACCGATACGTTGGGCCCACTGCATCTGCCGAATGACCTCATCCGCGTTTATTAACCACGCCTGTTGATACTCCTTGGGCAGGGCGTCCCAATTTTCGTCGGCAGTAATAGCTACACAACAGTAGTTGCTGTATAGCCTAAGAGCTATTTGTGTTTGTAGGTCCACGCTTCTTATACTCCCTTCCCCGCTTCGCTACATCCGTAGCAGTAGTCATGGGTGATCCATTCTTCTCGGCACCATGTTGCGGGCTCCGAATAGAAGATGTTTTTCTCCCAAATCTCTACCCGTGTGATTCCGCCACACTCATGTAGCCACACAAAGACAAAGGGTATGGTACGGAGGTCATGGCCCATCTCTAGAATGGCCTTTTGTACGTCTGTGTCGAAGTTTGTGTGAAAGTATGCCTTTACCTCATTAGCAGACGACAGTGGGAGATTTTCAGATTGTCGCAGCATGGGGAAGTTCCCTGTCATGTACTTCTCTTGAAACCATGCTGGGAGTGTTCCATACCACACATCACTAGTCACTGTGCTTCGGAATCCCATTCTTCTTATACTCCTTCTCCCGGTAGTCCCGGTTCTCCCGTGCTTTGAGTTCCCGCCTGTAGCGCCGTGCTAGTTCGCTGGCCCACACTAGGCGCCCGCGCTCATCGTAGAGTTGCCAGTCCCACGGGGGGCGTTTGAACTCAAGCCACACCTTCTCGGTGAGGGTGAGGGGGACGTAATGTTCGTTACTATATCTGGACATGGGGCCTAGGTTCTTTATCGAGCAATCCCTCAACTACTCGTTGGAGCTTCCGCTCCAATCGCTTGATGCTCTGGGTGGGAATCCTCGCGTAGTCTCGTTTGGCACTATTGAGCGATGACGAAAGCAGCCGCACGTTGTCAGGCATGTAGCCGCGTGAGGAGTCTATTCTGTCCACTGTCAGGGTCTCACCGATCTTGGTGAGTGTGAGCAGTGATTTCCCCATCACAGCACACCGACTTGTGGGCTGCTTCGCCATCACCATCATCATTGCGTGGTGCTTGAGGTCGTGCTTGAGGTGCGGGAGCTTGGCTTCTCTACGGGCTGCGAGGCACCTACCACAGTGTCGGGTAGGTGCCACCGCCATTCTAAAGAGGCACCGTAGGCAGCGTCCAGTTACCTTATTGTGGCGCATACGCCATTGGTACTTTCGGCGGCTTTCTTGGTGCCTCTCACACAACTTGAATCCCTCATTTGCCTCTCTGCTACAGCCCCCGTTATGGGAGCACCTCACTACGCCACCGCGATGAACTCGTCAGCGTTCTGATACTCTTTTCCATTGTATGGGCGTTGCCTGATAAGTGCCACTACCCGGAGCCCAACAACAGGTGCATTGTCCCCATCATCCGCGGAGAAGAAGTCCCCATAATCTAGCATCTCGTCGGGGTCCACAGCCTCAGGCATGAGATTCAGGGCGCGCAGAAGCGCATTCAACCTACCGATGTTCTGGTTGTTAGCCTTGTAGAACTCGTGGTCCGAGTTATGGAACGCCTTGGGCGTCACGTCGAAGAACAACCCGAACTTGCGGCCCGCATTCACGTTGTCAGGGTCCTTGTCCACAACCACCTGCGTCTGCACGAGGATAGTCATGGTGTCCTTCTTGCGCTCCGAGGGCTTGATGCTGCTCCCCGTGATCTCAAGTTCTTCATTCCACTTCGCGGTCTCGCCATCCTTCGTGGTCTTCCGCACCGCGTTCTCCGGCACGATGAGGTTGCGACTGACTGCGGCGTTGGCATCGGCGAGGGTCTTCTGATCGACTAGCAGTGAAACCTTAGGCATCTGTTCTCCTAGAGAAGGTTGATTGTCTTCGGGGCGTAGATGTTAAGTTCAGCCTTAATCGGCCCACCATAGCTACGGGCTTCTTCAACTAGCCGCCGTAGTTCGGCAGTATCAGGCATCTCATCATACTCAACGATGAGTGTAAATGTTGCGACAGTCTTTGTTCCAAGGCCGTTAGCGCGCCCCACTACTTATCCTTCTTTCTGATGGTAGCATTGACACCACCGTGTTCCCAGTTGAGGTGCTTGGGGCCCCGGGTGCCGGTGTTGGTGAGGTAGAACTCCCCAATCCGGTCCCCCGGGCGCGCCCATTTTGTCACGAGCTTGACATCAGGATTAGCAGTGTTGAGGATCATCATGCCCTCGTCGTTGAAGAGGACGTAGAACTTCTTAGGCAAGGGCGCTAGTGGGCTTGCCACTCTGGGCCTCCACAACCATGCGCCAGAAGGCGCTGGGGTCTGCACCAACGGTGATCTCAGGCATCGTATTGGGGCCCGGCATACGCATACCACCCAGCCAGATACCTTTGGGCACCGTGATGATCTTGAATTGTGCAGGAGTGGGGGCGGAACCCGGCATTGATCGGCCGGGCTTAACTTCGGTACGGAACAGATTCTCGAAGAGGCCAGCGATCTTAGGGATGCCAGCAGTCCCAACCGTAGCGGGTCCGCCCACAAGAGTTTCAGGTGTACCACCCTCAGGACTCGTATAGTTCGCATGTGCAATCACGATGATGTTCATGTCCTGAAGGAGAAGGAGTTTGAGCAGCCGATCCACGGCCAAGTGTACCATGCCATAGTCTCCCGGCATCGGGATGGCCATGTACGAGCCCTTAGCCTTGTCGCCAACCGTGATGTGCTTGTCGCCAGAGCTTCCAGAGCTAAAGGCACCAGAGTTAGCATAAGCGGGGAGGAGGTCTGCGGCTGTGGCAGTGAGTGAGTCCCAGATGATGGTTTTGGCACCCGTTTCCTTCCGCCAGTCATGAGTTGCAATCTCCATAGCCTCGCTATGAGGATCGAACGTGCTCTCGCCTCGGGCGTTCTTCCGGGTCTCAGGCTTCACGATGATGAGGTGCTCCCGGTTGGGGAGCAGCACCGGGGAGAGGGACTCACTCCCCACTTCCCACGCCACGTAGATAGCCTTCCCATCGAAGGGCGGCAAATCCCACGGCAGGGCGGTGCAGGTTGTGGTCTTCCCAGTCTTGGGGGGACCATACATGAGGGCCTGAATCAGCCCTGTGTTACTAGTTGGAACGATTTTCACCAATACGCTCCTCAATAGGGATTGTAAGTAGAAATTGCAGGAAGGCGCGGGCCTGTGGAGACACAGTAACATCGGTTTGTGTTAAGCAGTAGTTGATCTCTCCATCCTCAATGTTAGCGTCTGCAAACACGATATGGCCCCCACCGTATGCCGCTTCAGGGTCAAACCTATTGTACGCCTCAATCAGGTCAAACACCCCCTGAGAGATTTCTCCATCATCTACACAACCTTGACACATTACTGCGGCCTCCACTTGAGTTCTTCCATCACGATTCGTCGCGCGTCACTCTCAGATAGTGGGGGCCGCTGGTGCTCGGCAGCCTTCACTACCATTTCCTCAACCCTCTCGGGGGGCAGGGCTAGCTCGCGGTGTAGGTTGCGCGCCGTGGCTACTGCTGCGGCGTGACGACCGGGCTCCCTGACCCCCCTGAGAAGGTAGTTCCGCGCGGTAAGGGTAAGATGCGGCAGCATGTCGCGGAGATTCGTCAACTCTTTGTCAATCGCTTTCGCTTGGTGGGCTTGCGCTTCGACTTCGGGGAGCGGCCCCTTGAGGGTGCCAACTTCCGGCTGCCAGACTTTCGCTTGGCGCCCCGTCTTGGTGTTGATGCTGCCGGGGCAACGGATGATGCGGGCTGCGTCGCTAACGGCGGGGTCGATTCGCCACGTAGATAGTTTTGGTCCCGTGGTGTGCTGTACACCCCCAGATTGGGATGGAATCCCCCCGCCCACGCCGTCACCGTGGCATGTGGCATGTGTCCGTAGGGGTGATATTCTTGCACCCAAGTCTCGTAGCGCCCGGGATATGGCCGCTTCGGTAGCCCATACCGATCTAGGAACGGCGTGTCCCAAGGAGTTAGTTCCGTCCTCGTAGAGGGTGAGGAAGAATTGGACTCCCCTGCCGGAGTAGACAACCGCCGCTCCTTCGATGCCCTCCAAGCCCTCCACCCCACGAGCGGCCAACACAACAGCCGCAGCATCCTTTGCTTCAGCTTCGGTAGGTTCACCGATGGGGTCAAGGTCAATGAAGAAGTACCGCGTGAAGAGGATGTCTCGGCTTCGGGCTTTGACTCCGCAGGGGCGGGCGGGGTTGAGGCCGAGGTATAGGTCAATTTTCTGTCGTCCAGACCAAGCAATGAGCCGTCCCAACCCGTCATATGTGCTAGTTCTTCCGCCGTGGACTCTTCCTCTTCCTTTGGCGAACCATTGGAGCCTTCCGTTGTAAGAGAAGGTGTCCCACGCCCATTGGATGTCATCTAGTTGTTCCATGCCATGTCAGATAGTTTTGTAATGGTAGCGATACACACTACTGCCATGGCCAGCCAAAGCGGAGTAAGCCACCACGAAAGGTGGAGGGCCAGTGGCCCTGCTAGAACCATGACCATACTGGCCACAGTCCCACCAAAGGCCACCATCCAAACAACTCCACCCAATCCTTCGATTAGATAGCGCCGCATGGTGCTACTTCTTCCGAGTGGCGGTGAGCTTGACGAAATCGTTGAAGCTGTCGAAGGTCTCGATAAACCGGTAGAAGAGTTGCTCTGCCTTAGCCGGGACCTTAAAGTAGAACGGCTCGTCCAGCCCCGGACCTTCCACGCTGAAGTCCGGCACGCTCACGATGTAGCCCTTCTCCAGTGCGTTGGCAAAATACTGTGCGAGCGGACACTTCTCAGAGTCAGCACACTTCGCACCACGCACACCCTCTCTGAGAAGCACCTGCGCTACCTCAATCGGCGTGTCGGCAGAAGCCGTGAGGTTGTGGATGGCGTCAGCAATACGCGTCTTGATGTCGGCCTTAGTCAACACAACTTTCTTCGTAGCCACTACTTACCTCCGTAGAAGTTATGGGGCTGCCCACAGCAGGGGCAGCCTTCTTCGTTTGCGTCTTGTCCAACTACACTTTCCCACTCGTCAATCGCGGCTTGGATTGATGGGAACTCCTTATCCGCATGGGTCGCGGCTGCGTCCAACCACCTATCATCCTCACGCATATCGGTGAGATGCTCGAATGCCCTATGGCCGGGGCAGCCTTTTGCGGTAGGGCAGATGGGTGGGGTGCGGGGTTCCTAATTACTGTGGCAGAACTGGTCGCGCCCCCAGTGGACATACCACCCTGCATCCTCTAGGGCCTGCCAGTCCTTGTCCTTCAACCACCAGTATCCACCGGAGTTGTTAGAACTGTACTCTACTTTCACTTAGCCTCCTGTGTATACCTGTCTGGAATGATGGGGAAGTCCAAGATGGATTTCCCTCCATAGCACACATGGAAGTACGGGCAGAGTTGGTTGCCGTACACCCCGCCACATGCGCCGGGGTTCTTCTGAATCCGGTTGTACTCTCCCTTCGGGCCCTCCTTGTAGATCGCCTCCATCTCGGTGTACATATCGGCGAGGGCCTCCGCTACTTCGGCGGGGCGCCGCACCAAGTAATGCACACTCACGGCTTGGCCGGGCTTCTCGGCGATGCTCTTCGCGGAGAGCTTCCGCGCAACGATTAGGATGGTGCCGCCGACCGGGGGATCGTCATAGTTATGACAAATCATCGCCTCGTAGCCGCTCTCGTGCCAATCCACCCGCTGGGTTTCTGTGTAGATGTGCAGCGGCGTCGAGGGGTTCAGGGTTTTGTACTGGACGTGCCAGATTTTACCGTTCCATGTAATCAATAGGTCTGGCGTTCCCTCCAACCAGTGTGGGCCGATGGGCACACTGAGGGGCTGCTCCACTGCTAGAACCTTGTACCCACGGGGGAGCATGTCCACCACGAGCGGGACGAGGGGTGCTAGGGTCTCGTCCCACTTCTTCTGAATCTCCTCGGGTGCCATCGCCCGCTCGGGGGGTAGTGTCTCACTCCCCGTCATCAGGTCTGCCATGGCCTTGTGCCAGAGGGTCCCGAGGGTGAGGGGCTCTGACTTCTCCACTGGACCACGCTTCTGGATGTCCCGGTAGTGGGACTTCTGGGCGCATTGGTGGTGGAGCTTCAGTTGGGAGATGTTAAAGCGCACCTAGTCCTTTCTTTCTGTGGTCTTGTTGAGGAGGGCCATGATGAGGAGGAGCACGAGGGTGCCTACGATGATCCTTACCATAGGGACCATACTCCTCGGGAGGGGGACTTCACTAGCCTTCGAGCCTTCATCATCACGAGGTTGTTTGCCACAGCGTTGTAGAGTTGTGGCTCCGTTGCATCTGGGAATAAGGGACGCAATACTAGGGAGAGTTCCTTTCGGGACTTGGGACCTGACTTGAGGGCCGCGAGCAGGAGTAGCTCTTTCTTGTCGGTCGGGGCGAGGAGCTTTATGCTGGGGCCCTCGTCTGTCAGGTCGCGGGATATGTCGAAGTAGGTGACAGGTTCTTCCATTGCTGCGCCACGGCCTTTAGCTGCCAGCACCTTCACCCTGTCACCACGCTTCGACAACTGGAAATGGAAGTCACATGCTGCACTGATTGCGCTTGCGCCACGGGCCGCGTAGTTGCCGGTTCCGGCGTTGCCTTGGGAGGGCTTGGCGGTATGGTGGCCAAATACAATCGTGATCTTGTGCTTATCTCTGAGTGCCTTCAATACTGCCATCACTGCGTTCATCTGCCCGTTGTCATTCTCATCTCCCCGGTGTACACTTAGGAGAGTATCAATCATAATGACATCGGGATGGTTGAGATTGATCCACTCGCTCAACCACTCTTGTGAGGCTACATCGGTTAGCTTGAACCCCTCATAGGGGAGGACGGCGATACCACACATTGCCCTCCTCTCGGGGGCGATGCTGTAACCCCGCATGAGTTTGAGACTTAGGGCGCCATAGTCCCAGTCGGGGCTGTCACCGCCGCCAATGAACAACACACTGCGGGGATGCGTTGGGTTGAACTGCCCAAGGAGGGGAAGGTTGTAGTCCAACGCCAACGCCATCCCCAGCATGAAGGTGGTTTTGTTGCTGGAGGGTGGAGCACTAATCATGGTGATGCTATTTGATCGCATGAAGCCTTGGAATAGCCAAGGCGGCGGGGGCTTGGTGATGAGTTCACTCAGCCACGCACCGCGCATCTGTGCTAGGGCAGTGTCTTCTGCGTGCTCTAGTTCTTCAGGGGAGTAGTAAGTATCTATAGGGACTTCACCTCATTCCACCGCCACTTACCGCTGCCGTGAATGTCCATTATGTGGATACGGAACACACGGCCATCAAGCTGGATTCCATATATGTAATCGTTGATCTTGAACATCACTGCAAATGGCATGCTAGACTCCTAGCTTTGCGCGGGCCTCTGTGATACGAAACGCTTGGTAGGGGGACACGAGCCGGTCGTACAGCATGTAATCTCGCACGCGTGCTAGCTTGACTCTTGCCTCCTTCGAGAGGCGAAACAGCACGTAATCAGGATACATCTAACCTCCGTAGTTCGTCCCATCCGGGCTTCTTGAGACGGTTGTGTTTGTTCCAGTACAGCACTGCGGCCTCATAGGCGATACTATCGCAGCGTACTAGACCAATGCACTTACACTCAAACACATGGGTGGACTTCCAGTTTCTATACTTCGGAACAGTACCACAAATTGTGCAGGCATTAGGAGTCATGGCTCCCGACTCGCGATATTGTTGGGCGGCCCCGTGACGAATGAACGCGCCCCCGCGCCACTCTCTGGGGCCGATGCGAGTATGCCGTCAACGATGTCTCTCGCGTCGCGGGCGCAGCGGCAGCACCAGTGTCCGCGAGCGTGGCCGTCATACTCTCCTGCCCGCCACTCGTGTTGTCCGGTGCTGGTGCCTTCGCAGCGCAGCGCCGCCTCCAGCTCTCGCACGCGGCCCTCGGCGGCCTGCACGAGACGGGTTCCGTGTGCGACCGTAGAGCGTGACGCGCAGAGCGACTCCTCGCTCTCGGCTAGCGCAGCTCGGGATTGGCGTAGATCGCGGGCCAATGCCGTGATGATCGAACCGCGCCCCGTTGGGGGATCGGCTTTCATGTCGTCGTTGCAGCATCGAGCAACTTCCGCATCCGACACCCTCCGCTCGCTCACCGGCGTTCCTCCTGTCCAGAGACGGCGCGGCGCAAGGCGGCATCTTTTGTAATCATGCCTTCTCCTTTGTTGTTTGTGGGCACCGCTGAGGCGCTAATACGAATGGGCCTGCGCCTCCCCAACCGAACCAAGTTTGCTTGACCACCAGAGCCTCAGCAGGAGGAATAGTGGGAGCCTAGGCTTTCGGGGCTCGGTCAACGCCCCACCGTGGGCTGTACCCATTGGCCGCTTCCACCCACAACCATTCCGCAGGAACCTGAGGCCCAGTCGCGGGGTAGGGGGATGGTGTGACGGTAGTATGAGGGTGCGGTGCCCACTACTCTATGGTAGCACTTTCTGTTGCTTCCACAACGCCACCATATACAGGACCCAGCACTTTGAGCAGCCGCTCGTGGGCTTGCGTGTGGCGGTGTAGTGGGGATGCTTGGTGCAGTGGTCCCCTTCAAGGTATGCGTACTGGGGCATACTAGCGCCTGAGTTCGGGGTAATTACCTTCGTCGAAGAGGTATACGAACTGCTTTGCCGCACTGGGCGCGAGAGTTGTGTTGTCAACGACTCTCGCTGAGGCGCTCAATGTACCGATAGTAGTGTCCACCCACCACTCCCGTGCAGTACCACGACAAGGTTGGCCTGTCATGATAGAGAGATACTGGGCCATGGGACACACCGTGGTGTAGTATGCCCGCTTGGTCTTATCATACTTGATGCCCTTCTGTACGAATAGGGCGGCGATGGCCTCCGGGGTGTCCGGCAGGGCATCGAGGGCTTCTTTGATGGTCATTTCTTCCCCCGTTCTCTCAGTTCGGGATACATACCATGGTCGAAGTTCCCCACGAACTGCGTGGCTGCGTAAGTGAGAGATACTTTCTGCCCTCCTACAACGTAGCACCCGTACTTCTCTGCCCTAAACTCGCCGAAGAGGCCAGAAGCTCCTCCGATATGGAGCCCCGTCTCTCGCTGTAGATAGAGGGACATCGGGCAGTTCACAACGATGTCCACGTAGTTTGCGGGGGTCTTGATGCCCTCGGCGAGGAAGTAGTCCCTAATACCATCTGCGGTATCGGGGAGTGCATCCACTGCCTCTTGAAGCGTTTTCATAGATTCCTCCGTTTGGGTTCTGATTCGGCTCGGGGCCGGGGGATTCGTTAAACCTTTGTGAAGGGCGGGGTTTGATTGATGCTCCCACAACTCCGAATCAATCCAATCTTTGATATGCTGCAATTCGCTGCGGCCCAGCGGGTTGCGAGGACTTTGATGTGCCTCCGCACCCTAAAAAGTGCATTGCAGCCGCATAAACATTGGCTGGAATTGCTTTGATGCGTTCGCCTTAATAGACCCCTCCGGGGATCAAGCTCCCGGTCGCGGGAGCGCCCGGAAGTTGGCTCCGCCAAATCCCCTGAACACCGGAGTAGGAGTCTATAGGGAGGCGGGGATCAAACCCTTGACACTCTCTTGACCTTCCGACCTCTCGGGGGGCCGTATGGCTGGGGATTCTACCCCGATTGGCCGGGCTGCTAGCCCCGAGAGGCCGAACCTTGACTCAGAACCCTAGGGCGGGGATGATCGTCGATCCTAGGGCATCCTTGGAACGCTAGCGCGGTCTGTAGCGCCCGGTCACGCGATCCGTTGCAGCGGCCGTCCAGAGGCCGGCGAGTTGGTTGGAAGTATCCTTCCAATTTTCCCCCATTGGGAGGAACCCATACTTCTCCGCTTGGAGGTCTCGGAGCGACCAACCATCACGGGTGGGGAGGGGCTCTTTGGAGAACTGGGCGAAGATCACGTCCCGGGCAGTCCAGTAGGATTTCATGGTGGTGCCAAGCACGCAGTGGTCGGCGTCATCCATGTCAAGGGCACCGTTCTTCTCCACGAGCTTCTGTGCCCAGTCGGGGGAGATGGCGTCCATAAGGACGGCGCCACGCTTCACTGCGTCAACGAGCTTCTTGGGATAGCGCATCATCTACTTGGTTCCTCTCTTGGTTCGGATGGTGGGCTTCGTGGTGGAGGAGATGCAGTTGTAGGCTACCTTCCCTGCAACCACTACTTCCCACCGCTTCATGGGGGCTTTGTACGCCTCTGCGAGGGTGGCGGCTTCGTTGAGGGCGTCGGCAATCCTCCGGGCTGCGGCTGCTGGCATGTAGGCAGCTTGGGTGCCGAAGGTTAGGAAGATGTTGCCGAGACGAAAGCCCGGTTCGTTGGGCCACTCCTGCTGGACCTCCCCCACCGACACAGGAAGGTCGGTGGGGGGATTCTTCACGGCAGCGAAGCAAGTATTGCCCACGCTAGCCTTGATGTTGAGGTATTCGTGCATGGGGTGGGGCCTCCTTAGGCCAGACGGACGGTGATGTCGGACTTCTGGAGGGCTTCCACAGTAGCGAGGACCTTGCCGCCTCCATCCACCACCTCGAACTTCTTGGGCTGCTGTTCGGGCTTGGCGTACTGGGAGTTGCCCGCGTTGGAGAGGGCGGTGGCCAACTCCAGTGCGGTTTCCTTGGGCATGGAGTAGGTGCGGCAGCCGATCTTCACGATGATGGCGCCCGGCCGGGCCGCGCTGCTGGCCCGGACACTGGCCTCCTGTGTCTGGAACGGGGCGTCGGTGCCTTCCGCGATACGGATATCACCGCGCACTAGACACGATCCAACGATGCTCTGCTTCAACGACATTGTGGCTCCTTGTGGGTTGTGGGTTGTGCCTATGCTTCGATGTGCCACCGCAAGACTTCTGCGATGAGGAGGAGGGTGAGGCCATACACTACCCACGGGTGTCCGAAGTAGTGCATGAGGAGGCCCACTACACTTGCAAGAGTGCAGTGGGTGTGGGTTGGCGTGACCCCGAAGACCTTTCTACGGGGGACAACGGGATGTGGGTGCTTGCGCTTCATGAATCACCTCCACTACGTCCCCCTTGTGAGGGTTGTGGGTTTCGGGGTCAAGGTCGAGGAGGGTGGTGGGCGGGAGCCGCAGTCCGTGCAGCTTACCGATCTTCACGCTCCATCTCCTTGTCGTGGGCTGCGCGAGTGACGGCGATCATCTCCTTTTCGGTGAGCCTGCCGCCGAGAAACTTCTGCTGCCGCACCTTGTCGAAGCCGAACTCGTTGTCAATCTTCTCCATCCACTTGTTGCGCTCCAGCAGCACTGGGGCGATGGACTTCATGATCATTGCGATGGGGATGCCGATCTCCATGCCTACTGAGATGCTCTTGAGGGTGAGGAGATGCACGCCCATTGCGGCGTCGAGGGACTTCTCGCAGGCGATGAGCTTCTGCACTAGGGCTTCGTTGGGCAGGGCGCTCAACTCCTGCTCGTGCTTCTGCATTGGTGTGAGGTCTTCCACTTATTGTCACCTCCCTCCGCGTGGTATGGGGGCTGCTACGCAGGCAGTTTGATGGTGCCCCACTTCACAGGATTACTCACGCCGGGGTTTGTGGCGCTGTATCCATCAGCGCGCCTCTGGACCTCGGAGCACCACTCGGCCGCTTCGTCGGTCATGGTACGGGGTCCGTTCGATTCGTAATAGCCCGTACAAACTCGGTCAGCCATGCCGTTTTCGAGTGGGAGGGGAGCGCCGAGTTCGGTGAGGAGTTGTCCAATGATGCAGTGGCGCCCTTTTCCGTCGTCGTAAACACAGGCCTTGCCAATCATGGGGTTGATGTTGTCGGGGTACTTGAGAATGAGGGCGGCAACACCGGCCTTGGCCTCGTCGAGAGTGAGGGGTTTGATAGTGTAGTCACGCATTGTTGTATCACCTCCCTTAGATCGCGTAGTTGGGGAACTTCTTGCGTATCCAATTCAGGGTACGCATGCTCTGTACGAAGGCGTAGTGCTTGGATCGGCCGCTCGTGGGGGCGTAGTCTCTGAAGTCGGGGCCCAAACGGTTGGTGGCGGCGTTAGATTCGGTGCGTGTGCTCCAGCCAAGCATGAGTGCTACGCGGTCGGCAGCGGCTTCTTCAGTGCGTAAGAACGTGCGATTTAAGATGCGGCGGAAGCCCATTACGATGGTGACACGGTTGTTGAACCATTCGCGGTAGTACGCGGTGGAGGTGCCACACTTGAGGCGCATACCGCCCATGATAGAGTGGGCCATTTCGTGATACCAAGTGAAGGCGTCGTTGGTATCATTGGGGTGCATCACTAGGAACTCATCGACACAGGCATAGGGGGTGTGTATCTCATGCTCACAACGGTAGTGTGAGCCCTTCCTATCGGGCACGATGGTGATGTTGGGTATCACTTGCTTGACGATGTTGTAGGGGTGAGGGGAGAGGTAGGATACCTCGTGTTCACTCTTCATCGCGGGCGATCCAGTCGATGTAGGCGCAAATCCAGTAGGGGATGTGGTAGAGGATTTCCCCAATGATGTAGAGGCCGAGGATGCAGCAGACAACTACTCCGGTGTAGTACCACATGGGTGCGTTCTCCTGTGGGGTGTGGAAAGGTGGGGAGGGCTGAGAGTAGGATGTAGCTTCCTACCTCTCGGGGGCAGCCCTCCTGTGCCCCTACTGCTCAACCACCGTGGCCCAACCTATTGGGCGTGGGGTGGAGGGTGTGCTTACTCGCCACCGAGGGAGGCGAGCATCTCGGCGAGGCTGGGCGAGGACGTGCGGACGCGCGCCTGCTCCAGCGTGACACCGGAGGGGAGCTTGCCCGAGTCCACCCACTCATCGAGGATGGTGTTGAGGTCGGCGGCGGACTTCACCGGCTCGACGGCGGAGGCGTGGCCCGTGGGGTGACCATCCACATCGCGCTCGAAAAAGGCGATGCGGTACTGGCCGAACCCTGCCGGGTTGCCATCCGGGGAGCTGTCGATCTTGCCGACCTCGCACGTCCGGGTGGGGATGGCCTTCTTGGTGTTCATGTAGCGTCCCTCCTTAGGGGTTACTGCGGTTGTGCTTCTGCTACGGGAACTGCGGCCAATCCAATCATCCTGTTCAGGTTTTCGACGTAAATGTCATTTACGGCCTGTTGTTGGGCTAGTTTCTCTGTGAGCATTGGGTCGCCGTTGCCAATCGGCTCCCCGAGGGGCGGCGCGGGGGCTTCGGCCGGTGCGGCCGGGTCGGGATGCTTGTTCCAGTAGGCGCCGGGGTTGTCGGCCTTGATTGCGTTGGGGTGGCCGTAGTCGAAGTAGATTGGCCGGCCTTCGGTGTCGTGGATGTGGTTCTGTGGATGGCTATCAACCACACCGTCAGGGTAGCCATCGCAGCCAGATTGAGCACAGGTCTTGCCGGGTGTGGCGAAGGCTTGGAGTTGGTAGCCGGTGTGTTGTTCTACTTGTAGGAAGTAGGGCCACACCTTGGGAGGTGCGTCGTTGTAGTTGCGTTCTTCGCAGGCTCCGTTGGTGGGAGAGCCATCAAGGTTGGTGTTGTGGAGGCGGACTACGTAGGTGCCACAGGGGGACTTCCATGCGCGCTTGATTACACCAGCGCCGAGGTAGGTGAAGCCCGCGGCGTCGAGTGCTGCGCCGCGTTTGCTATACCTGTCGCGGTCGGCGGGTATGGGGTCGAGGAGTGCTATGACTTCGGCGCGTGTCATCCGAGCCGCGCCTTTCGGATACGCTCACAGTCGGGACAGCGGCGGCCGGGAAGTGTTCCGTAGGGGCTACTAGCGTTCCTGACGATAGCACCACAAAATGCTGTCGTGGGCCCCGCTGTTCTATGTGCCGTTATATGTATCCACTTCTGTGGGGGGCCGGTATCGACTGGCCCCAGAAGGGAGTCGAGGTCAATTAGGGCTGTGGACTTCATGGGGCCTCCAGTGGTTGTACGCTGTGGGTTGTACTAGGTAGCGGCGCCACAACCTCACTTGTGGGCTTTACCGTGCGTGGGCACAGACCGCTACGCAACAAGTAGACCGCTCGGGGGGCTGGCACCGGGGCTAGTATTGTGCCCCGGCAATGCTCACAGCCCACCACGAGCGGCCAAACAGTGAAACAATGTAGCCCCTGCGGTCAGCTACCGTGCGTTGCGCTGCGCCTCTCGCGTGTACGCTACGCCCCTAGAGGGCGCGACCCGCATTGGGTGGGGCTATGAACTGTGACGGCATAGGATTTGGCCTTGATTCCGCCTCCTAACTTAGCCTGACAAGGGGACCGTCACAAAGCTATGGGCATATTGATTACAAATCAACAAACACAGGAGTGGCTCCCAAGCCCCGCCCACCCTCGCCAATTAGGCTCATTGAGGACGTGGATTGGAGCTTGGGGGCCGGTCAAGGTGTTATGCGGGCCTCCTTGGGTTGAAGTCACGGAGCGTGAGGTAGAGCGCATCCTTGGCCCACCTACGCTGGTCCTTGCGGCTGAGGCACTTCCACATCCCTCGCATGATGCACCAGTACAACCTGTCGGCGTTCTCGATCACTTGGTGCGCCCCGCTTGGGTGGTGTAGTCGCCACCGTTGGGTTGGTTCCGGTCGGCGGTGTCGTCGGGCAGGATGCCCATGAGGAGCCAGTTCTCAGCGTGCTGCGCTGCGAGCTTGCACCCATCGGGCGTGGCATCGTAGGATGCGTGCCGGTAGGTTTCGAGCTTGCGGTCGGTGTGGTACGAGTCCTTGAACAGCAACTTGATCTCGGCGTTGCAGCAAGGGCACAGATACATCTCGATGAGGCGGAGTTTCATTGGTGTCACCTCCCTTCGTGTGCGAGTGCTCGTTCACGACCCCACGGCACCCTGAGCCTTGTTAGCTTTGCTATTGGGTGCGCTTGAAGGCGCGTCGTGGGGTTTCGGCCCATCAGGCCATCGTCAGGTGAACTAGAGCCAGTGATGCCAGCGATGCGGGTCAATCCACGCATCACTGCTCCAACGTTTGCTTAACCAACCCCAGCAGGGGCCGGTTATCATCCAGTTGAGGTACATGGGAGTCCTTACTTCTGCGCGTCCTTGATGACGTTGACGGCGACCTTGTAGTCGCCGACTCGGGTGAAGCCGCCCGTACCGCCGTGAATGGTACTCTTGCCCGTGCTGCTCAGGCGTCCCGTGGTGTCGAGGGTCTGCTTGAGGTAGAGCGTGGGCTTGCCGTCCACCATGTCGATGGAGATTTCCATTGTGTTTCACCTCCCTTCGTGGGGTTGAGGGTTATTGCTTGGTGATGTGGTTGATGAGTGCTTGTGCGAGGATGAATAGGACCGCGATGCTGGCGGCCCACGCGATGAAGCGTAGGAACCACATGGGTGCTAGCCTCCGAAGCCGGGCTTGTACACTAGGGCGGGATACACGCGGGCATCGTGAAGCGTGATGGATGCGACGATGCGCGCAGGTTCGCTCCAGACTTCCAACGTTGCCTCAGGAGCGAGGATCGGCGCGGACTTCGGCCTAGATGCCTTGGCGATGCGGTCGCGCCTTGTGGGGCGCCACGCACGTCGCACCTTGCCGATAAGCGTATCGGCCTCCCTACGGAGCGCAGCCTTGTGGGCCGCGTTGATGCGACTGGCGTGCGGGTCGGGTGCTATGACCGTGGCTTCACGGTCAGGAGCGCGAGTCCCGTATAGCTTCGCCTGCTCTAGGCACTTGTCCATGATGCTCTGCTCGGACATGGTGCCTCCGTTGCTAGGCGACGCGCCCCGGCCGGTTCACGCACTAAACCGGGGTGCTGCGTGCGTCGCATGTCGGGTCGCGGACCGGATCGCCGCGAACGGTGCTTTCGATGCGGCCGGATTCGGGGAGATTCAAAATCGCTAAATCGCTGTGGCGCAACAGCTTGCGGCAGCGCGACCGAGCGGTGAACACTTGGGCAGTCGCGGGCGCGAATATAAATCGCGCGCGTGATACCGAGCCGCGTAACGTGGAACGTGATCGAGCGCATATCTCCATCGCATGACGCACGTTGCAAGAACTATGCCAACAGGGCCTCGCGTGGTACAATCGCGCGCCCGTAGCATGCGGCATGCCAATGGCGTTGGCACGCAACGTGCTTCGCGTGTGCAATTCTAGCGCGCGCGGGCGATCCCCCCATCGGGCGGCGGCAAAAGTACCTCAGCCCCTCCCGCAAAATAGGGGGGTAGTTGTAACCCTTGTGGTACAATCCACGCAGGAGGCCCAATGGTAATGGTTGACAAGGGCATCGGCAAAGCCATCCGCGAAGTTCTCGACGCTGGTGGCGAGCCCGACCCAGACAAAATCGCAGACAAACTAGGCGTCGGCACTAATAGTGTTCGTGCCCGCATTGTAGAAATCCGTAAAACTAGGGCACTCCAACTTGCCCGCCTTAGCAAAAGCCCAAAGGGTCCCAAAGACCCAGCCCGCCTAGCTCCCACCTCAGCCTCACTCCTCCCCCTAGAGGAACTCAACGCCCTCACCCCTGAGGGCCGCATGGAGCGGCTCCGCACCCTCGCCGAAACCGGCACCGAGCAAGTCCAACTAGCGGCCCTCAAGTTCCTCGATGAGTTGCACAAGTCCACGGGCGCCAGCCTAGGCCCGCCGCCCCCACTAGACAGCCCCACCCGAGTGTCTCGGGTTGTACGCATCCTCACCGCCGTGACGCCACAGGAGGCCCACGAAGCATGGAACCTAGCAGCAATTCCCCTACCCGAACCGAACTCCTCTACGCCGCCAGCCACGAAGTCGGATTCATCGTTGTCAGCGCCGCCGAGTCCTACAGCCGAATCACCGACCCCGCCGAGCGTCTCCGTTGGACCAGTGGATGGCTCGACCCCAACTCCGGCCTCCTCCCCCAACTCGTAAGGGCGCTCGCCGATGGATTCGTTGAAGCCGCTAAAGAAGAAGCAGCCCGCAAAGGTCAGTGAGCTATCCCTAGTGATCGTGACGTGGGAAGATGCCCAACACGACACAGACTACGATGGGTCGCCCGAGCGGGCGGAGTCCAACCTGCCCCTCCTAGAGGACGTGGGCTGGCTCCTCAAGCTCAATAAACGTGTGGTACTATTAGCGTCAGAGCGTTGTACAGCCGACTCCACCTGCCGCTGGATTATGAAAATCCCGCGCTCGTTGGTCCGCAGTATCACCTATCTCGACCAGAGAGATGTCCAATGGCAGAAATCCTCGACCCCCAAGGAATCCCCCTCCTCCACCAACGCTACACCCTCGGATTCAAGCCCCAACTCCTCGCCCCCGAGTACCGAGAAGACATGACCCTATGGGTCCTGCCCACCGCCGCCTTCGAGCTAGAGCGCGAGTGCGAGGAGGAAGACGATGCCACGCTTGAGCCCGAATGCTAGCCGCAAAGAGCGCCAAGAGCGCGTCCACGAGGAGATGCACAAGTTCAAGCAGAGCACCCTCCATAGTGGCTCCCCCTCCGGGCCCCTAGTCAAGAACCGTGCCCAAGCCGTAGCCATCTCCCTCTCGGAAGCAGGCATGTCCAAGCGCAAGCGCCGCAAGAAGGCCAAATAGTGCCCCTCGACCCGCGCCTCTCGGAGTTCTTCAAAGGATTCAAGGACTTCCAACCCATCCCCACCTCTGTACCAATCGTACCCAAAGAGGTAATGGATGCCATCCCGCTTGATCCAATGACCCTTGGAAGCGGTGTCCTCCCCTTCCTTATGAAGCTGGCCGCAGCCAATCCCTCAACCGTAGCCGCTGCCCCCGGCGCGTTTGTTCAAGGCATCAAGGATAATCCGGCCTATGCGGGTGGCGCCGCCCTCGGCATGGCAATCCCTCTCCCCCA